TCGACTGGACGAACGTGCTCGAGTGGGCGATGCAGATGGCGGGCGCGCCGACCCCGTCGCCGGGGCACGACTTCACGCCGCGGAACATGCCAGCGACGTTGAGTGACGCGGGGCCGAGCCGGGGGCCGCTCGCGAACTCGAACCCGGTCGCGAAGGCGGAGGACTTCGAGCGGTTCCGCGACTTCGCCTGGGAAGGCGCGTGACGCGGTGCAGGCCGCGGCGCAGGAGGCGCTGAGCGTCGCCGAGTGCGATCAGGCGCTGCGGCGGCTGCGGATCAGGTTGCACGCGAAGGGTCTCGCCGAGTACGAGCGTGCTCTGGTGCGTGAGGACATCGACGAGTGGCTCGACCGGCGGCTGATGTGCGAGGCGCTGGAGAAGGAGTGAGCGCCGATGCGGTCATCCCCGCCTACGTCCACTACCGAGAGGCGAGCGTCGCGGGCGAGCGCTGCGGAACCTGCGATTTCTTCGTTGGGCTCACCTCCAGGTGCTCGATGTTCCCCGGCCGCCCCGTCGTCGACAGCGGCTATGTGTGCGACAAGTGGTCCGGGAGGATCGAGAAGTTGCAGCCGAAGGTGACCGCGACCCCGCCCGACCCGCTCTCGCAGAGCGACCTGCAGGTGCTCGCGTCGATGGCGAACTCGATCGAGGCACCGCGCGCCGACCTGCTCGCCCGCAAGGACGACGCGCCCGGCGCGATCCCGTTCGACGCGCCCCGCACCCTCGTCGGCAAGGCCGACGAGGTCCGCGCCGCCGGGATCGCGGTCCGTGCCGCGGACACCGGCCGCGTGCTGATGCTGCAGCGCTCGACTGCGCAGGGCCGCGACCCGAACGCGGGCACCTGGGAGTTCCCCGGCGGCCGCCTCAACGACGGCGAGCACCCCCACGACGGCGCACGCCGGGAGTGGCAGGAGGAGATGGGCGTACGCCTCCCGAAGGGCCGCCACGCCGGCTCGTGGCGCTCCGGGGTCTACCAGGGGTTCGTGCACGAGGTGCCGAGCGAGGCGAGCGTGCGGCTCAACCTCGACGGGGAGGACCGCCGCGTCACGAACCCCGACGACCCCGACGGCGACAACGCCGAGGTCGCGGCCTGGTGGCACCCCGACCACCTCCGCCACATGCGCGCGCTCCGCCCCGAGCTGCGCGCCTCCAAGGTGTGGACGAAGGTCGAGAAGGCAGGCGGCGGCGTCCTCTACGTGATCTCGCACGCGAAGACCCGCTACAACAACCCCGGCGCGAACAAGGACCGCGTGCAGGGATGGCTGCGAGTGCCGATCGACGCGCAGGGCCGCAAGGAGGCCGCGCTTCTCGGGGAGTTTCTGAAGCGCGAGAAGATCGACGAGCTCCACAGCTCGGACATCGTCCGCTCCCACCAGACCGCGCAGATCATCGGACGGGTCACCGGGTTGAAGGTGAACGTGTCGCGCAAGTTCCGGCCGTGGAATCTCGGGTCGTTCGCGGGGCATTCGAGCGAGCATGTGGTCCCGAAGCTGAAGCCGTTCATCACGGAGGAACCGGACGCGAAGGTCGATGGCGGCGAGCCGTTCAACACGTTCAAGGACAGGTTCATCCCGGCGCTTGAGCGCCTCGTCAAACTCGCCGAGAGCGGCGAGCGCGTCGCACTCGTCACGCATTCCCGGAACGTCGAGCTGATCGAGGGGTGGCTCGGCGGGAACGGCTACAGGACGAAGATCGACCCGAAGGCGATCACGAGCGACAAGATCCAACCTGCAACGGTGTTCATGGTCGAGCGCAACAGGACTGGGAAGTTCACGATCAGGGAGGTCGCGCAAGAAGTGATCCGAGGCGACCGGGCTGTGACGAAGGCGCAGGCGCACCCGGCGACGCTGAACCTGCGCGTCCACGGTGTCAGCTCCGCCCCGGGCGGGATGCGCGTGTACCGGATGGAGACCCGCGACGGCCGCTACGTCGGCCGCACGAACGCGACCCGGTTCCGGGCCCGGAAGGGCGACCTCTTGAAGGTGCAGGCGCAGGACTACCTCCACGACGTGCAGGGCGACCCGCGCTGGACGAACGTCGGCGTCGTCGGCTACACCGACTCGTCGCACTCCTGGAAGGACCTGGAGGCGCTCGCCGGTGGCAGGCTCGAGGGTGAGCCGCCTGTCCCAGAAACCCTCCCGCCCGACAGCGGCGTTGGCAAGGACGGCGCGCCGGGCGACGCGGGGAATCTCCCCACGCCCGGCGACCCGGGTGTCGTCTCGACGATCGGCGGCGACGGTCCCACCCTCGCGGCGGTGCACGTGGACATCCCGCTCGGCGGGATCTCGCAGGCCTACGTCGACCGGCAGACGGCCCGGCGGTTCAAGCGCGGGAAGCAGAGCGTCCTGCAGGGTGAGTTCCTGCCGGTGCAGAAGGGGCAGGAGTGGAAGCAGCTGATCTACGGGGTCGTGCTCGAGCCGAACGCGATCGACTCGCAGGACGACTTCATGCTCCCCCACCACGTCGAGAAGACCGCGCACAACTACCTGAAGAAGGCGATCCGAGGCCGTTCGAGCGTGGCGAAGCTCCAGCATGGTGCGCACCCGGGCGGGTTCTCGCGGTCGAAGCCGTCGATCGTGCCGGTCGAGTCGTTCATCGCCCCCGTCGATTTCAGCTACGACGGGAAGGAGCAGATCAAGAAGGGTTCGTGGGTGCTCGCGATGCACGTCGAGGACCCGGAGTTGTGGCAGGACTTCCTGAGCGGGAAGTACAAGGCGTTCAGCGTCGGCGGGTCGGGGGTGCGGCGCGCGGTACGGGGCGCAGCGGATCTGGTGCCGCACGGGTTTATCGGAGAATTCCAGCCCAATTACTTCGAGCCTGACCCGCGGCGGCTCGCGCTCGTCAGCGGCGGCTAGTCCGGCGTCGGGCAGGATGAGCAGAGCGGCAGGTCGAGCCGCAGTTGCTGACGACTGACGCGCCGCAGGCGCCGCGCCCATACGTCCTCGATGTGCCCACGCTCCCTCGCGAGGGACTCGTAGCCGTGAATCTCCGCGGCGGCGGCGGGGTACCAGAGTTCGATGTCGCGGATCTCGGAGTGATGCGCAAGTGCGCCGCAGAGGCACTCGCCGGACCGATGCAGCAGATCGACAACGGGGTTGCGCGCGAGTCCCTGTGCTGCCATGAAATCGTGGCAGTCCGCTTTCGTCCAGGAGAGGATCGGGTTGACCCAGACCTGGGCGCCGATCCGGTGGATGGGCTGGGCCATCACGGCGGCCATGCGCCGCTCCGACTCAGCCTTCCTGATCCCGCTGACGAGCACGACCCGGCCGCGCCTGCCGACCTTGTGCTCGCGGACGAGCCGCCGTACCTGGCGCTGCTTGAGCCAGAAGTACACGGTGTTGTGCGCTTTTGGGCCCGCCGGGAGCCCCTTCTCGATGACGAGGTCGCGGTAGGTCTTGGCGTCGGGGTGCATCTCTAGTAGCGGCCACCCGCGCGCCGCGCAGGTCTCGCGAACGAACGTCCTGGTCTCGGCGATCCCGATGCCCGTGTTGATGTGAACGGCCCCGGTGAACGCGGGGTGGGCTGCCGCGACAGCGGTTGAGCAGAGGGAGTCGTGACCACCTGAGAACAGCGCGAAGACGTGCGACGGCTCGTACTCGGACACGGCTCTCTCCAGCACGCCGAGCGGATCCCCAACAGACACGTCCGGGAGCATACCCTCAGAAACGCCTACGCCCCGGTCATCACCGAGGCGTAGGGCAGCGTCCTCACTGGCTGGCCCTTCGTGTCGCGACCCTCGGGCGGCTGGCGCTGTCCGTCCGCCCTCGGTTTCGCACCGTTCCCCGCGTGTCCACGGATCGGGCCTCTCGTCGGTGTTCTGAGTAGCGGGCCGAGGTAACGCTCCCCGCAAGGTCAGGTTATGAGCCTGTCCCAGGCACTTGCCTTGCCCGCACCGACAATCCTCCCACCTCGCGCACCCCACGTCAAGGCCGATACACCCGCGCCAATGAGGCTGCTCGAAACCGTGGACGCCGACGAGGTCTCCCCCGTCGCTCGCGGCGCCAACCGCAAGGGACTCGTTCTGAAGGAGGACGGCATGACCGAAGACGCCGAGATCGCCGACATCATGGCGGTCCCCTGGGAGCGCGAGGGCGCGATGATCGACGAGATCCGCAAGGCCGGCGCAGACGAGACCGTCGTCAAGGGCGCGGTCGCCGCGATGCGGCTCCTGAACGGTGTCGCCGACGAGCTCCCCGACGAGATGCGCGAGGCGGTCGAGAAGCTCGGCACCGAGCTCTACGCTCGGGAGAACCCGCCGCTCAACACCTCGAACGAGAGCGCGATCCCGGGAAGCTCCGGCAACCTCACCGGCAGCGGTGACGGCGCGCCGAAGGACGGGAGCGGCTCCGGCGCGAGCAGGGACGGCTCCGGGCGCGACGGCGAGTTGACCGGGACGGGTTCCTACGCGCCTCTCAACAAGGACGACGCGCCCGGCGAGGACTGCGACATGGACGACGACGGCGTCAAGAAGGGCTGGGTCGCCAAGGACGACGGCGACAAGAAGCCCTACGGCGACGTCACCTACGCCGACCCCGGCTACCAGTCCGACGGGAAGAAGCGCTACCCGATCGACACCGAGGAGCACATCCGCGCCGCCTGGAGCTACATCAACAAGCCCGCCAACGCAGGCAAGTACAGCTCCTCGCAGGCCTCCGCGATCAAGAGCCGCATCCGCTCCGCGATGAAGCGCGTCGGCGCCAACGTGAGCAAGGAGGACGACGCGCTCGAAGGCCTGCTCGAGGAGGCCGGCGTCGAGAAGACGCTCGTGCAGCGGGTGCTGAAGAGTTTCCGCAAGTCGCAGGACAAGCGGCCCCACGGTGCCGCCAACGATGTTCCCGACGACGCGGACGACGATGACGATGACAACGACAGCGACACGGTCGCGAAAGGGGGACCTGTGGAAGCCCACGAGGTGCCGATTCAGAAGGCGGACGGGACCTGGGACCTCACCGGGGTTCCCGAGCCCGCCCGTGCCGTCTGGGAGAGCGTCCTGAAGGCGCAGACCGAGACGGCGGAGAAGCTCGAGAAGGCCGAGACCGAACTCGCCGAGACCCGCGAGGCGCTCCGCACCGAGGCGATCATCGCCAAGGCCGAGAAGGAGTTCGCGCACATCGGCGCCCGCGACGACGTCGTCGAGGTGCTGAAGGCCGCGAGCGAGAAGCTCGACGGCGAAGGCTACGAGAAGCTCGTCTCGCTGCTCTCCGCGAGCGAGGAGCGGATCGCGAAGTCCTCGCTGATGGACGAGCTCGGCCGCTCGTCGTTCGAGGTCGCCGCCGCAGGCGACGCCTGGGACAAGATCGAGAAGGCCGCCGACGACCTCGTGCAGAAGGCCTCGGACGGCCTCAGCCGTGAGCAGGCCGTCGACCGGATCCTGAAGACCGCCGAGGGGAAGCGCTGGTACGCCGAGTACCTCGCCGAGACCGGCATGGGAAGGGTGAGCTGAGATGGCTGACACTGCAGCGCTCTACGACGTCAACGTCTTCTGGGACTTCCCGTTCCTGACCGACATCGACTTCACCAACGACCAGTTCTGCTTCGCGGTCATGGGCTCCGACAGCTACCTCGACATCTGCGGCTCCGGCAAGCTCGCGCTGGGCGTGATCCAGGACGCGCCGGTCGGGACGACCGCGCAGCCGATCGCCTCGCAGGTGCGCACCGGCGGCCCGACCAAGGTGCAGGCCGGCGGCGTGTTCGCCGTCGGCGACCTGCTCTCGTCGAACTCGACAGGGCAGGCGGTCAAGTACACCGGGGCGACGGTCTTCACCGGCACCCCCTACGTCGTCTCCGGCAGCCAGGTCCTCGGGATCGCGCTCACCGCCGGAGTTTCCACCAGCCCGGCCACCGTGGCCTCGATGCTCTTCAGGCCGAGCGGCCTGTCGGCGTAGGAAGGAGGGGACTGAGCTATGCCTGAGCCGAATCTTCAGCAAGTACACGTCAACAGGCCGCTGACGAACATCTCGCAGGCCTACATGCAGGACGCTTCCGACTACATCGCCGACAAGATCTTCCCGATCGTGCCGGTGCAGAAGCAGTCCGACCGCTACTTCATCTACCTGAAGGGCGACTGGTTCCGCGACGAGGCGCAGGTGCGCGCGCCCGGCACCGAGTCGGCGGGCGGTGGGTACAACCTCGACAACACCCCGTCCTACTACGCGCCGGTCTATGCCTTCCACAAGGACGTCGACCCGCAGATCCGCGCGAACTCCGATGTGCCGCTCGACGCGGACCGCGACGCGACACTGTTCATCACCCACCGCCTGCTCCTCAAGCGCGAGATCCTCGTGCAGGCGACCGTGATGGCGACCTCGACGTGGACGGGCTCGACGACGGGCGGGGACATCACCCCTTCGCCGCAGTGGAACATGGCGAACTCGACGCCGCTCGAGGACATCGAGGCGCAGATCTGGTCGGTGAAGCAGCAGACCGCGAAGTTCCCGAACCGGTTCGTGCTCGGCCCGCGCGTTTGGGAGGTCCTCAAGAACCACGACGAGATCGTGCAGAGGATCAAGTACACCCAGCGCGGTGTCGTCACGACCGACCTGCTCGCGTCGCTGATCGCCCCTCCGGGCGTCACGAACTTCCAGGTGCTCGTCGCGTCCGCGATCAAGAACACTGCGGCGCAGACGGTGCCGGAGACGCAGTCGACGCAGGCGCTGAGCATGGCGTTCATCGCGCCGACCAAGGACGCGCTGCTCCTGTACGCGGAGCCGGAGCCGGGGATCATGGTCCCCTCGGCCGGCTACATCTTCACCTGGGTCGGGCTGCTCGGGGCCGGGTCGTTCGGGTCGCGGATCTCGCAGATCCCGGCGCCGCTTCTCGGGATCGGCACGACGCGCACGGAGGGAGAGCTGGCGTTCGCGACGAAGATCGTCGGGGCGGACCTTGGCGTCTACTGGCTGAACGCCGTCTCGGCCTGACATACTCGCGTGAACCCACGCGAGGAAGGAGACTCCGCTCATGGCTGAGATCAAGTTCGGCTTCAAAGCGATCAAGCCGCTCACGGCCGAGCATCCGGTCGGTTCGGGCACCGTCGTCGTCTATCAGCCGGGCGACGAGGTGCCCGCGAACGAGTGGCCCGGCGCGGCGGTCGAGGCGCTGATCGAGAACGAGAAGCTGATGCGATACGCGACGAACGTGTACGCGCCCGGCGAGGTCGGCGGCGAGGCGCTTCCCTCGGTCGCCGCTTCTCCGATCGTCTCGGAGGGGTTCGACGTCGGCGAAGGGTTCGAGGTTCCCCCGGACGGCACCGAGGCCACGCTCGCGGGAGAGCCGTTCCCCCGCCCGCTCGGCGGCGGTGCCTATGAGCTCTCGGACGGGACGCATGTGAAGGGGAAGGCGAAGGCGCTCGCGGCGCAGGCCGCGCTCGACGTGGCGGCGGAGGGGTAGGTGGCGGTCTCCTCGGGCAC